ATGATAGACTTCTTTGAGATCAGGTGGTTTAGATTTAAACATCCCTTAAAGCGTAGACCTGTTTTAATCCTTGGCTTACCTAATCTTTTGCCTTCTTTATCTCAAATAGTAGTAATTCCCATTAGTTCTCAAATTAGAGGCTTAGATTGGGAAGTTTTGTTAACTCCTGCTGATGGCCTACCCAGTAATTGTGTATTAAAGCCTGAATGGATTACTTGTGTTGATAAAACAGAGATTGGCCCCTTTATTGCCAAACTTTCTACTGATAGAGTTCCAGAAGTTAGAAATGCTTTAGTAAAAGTTTTGGGTCTTGAATAAAAGAAAATTGTTAAAAGAAGGCTGTCTACTCTTGCAATTAGTACTGTAAATTTAATTTTATATCGTACTAAACAAAAATTATCTATTTTTAATCAACATCTCAACAGCTTTTTTCTTAGCCAATTCACCACGACGATCATACCTAGCAGTAGTGCTAACATTAGAATGACCAGCTAATTGCTGCACAGTAGAAATATCTACGCCATTATCAAGCAAATCAGAAATAAAAGTACGCCTTAAATCATGTGGGCTAAAGGTGGAAACTCCAGCGTCAATAGCTCTTTTAGCAAAAATTGACATAACAGCTTGGTCTGTTAACCTTTGCCATATTAACTTTCCTGCTTTATCTATTCTTAGGAAAAGCGGCCCATTTTTACTTGTTCTTACTTTAAGCCAAAAAGCTAGTTTTACTTCTGCTAGTTGGTTTAAGTAAACTATTCTATCTTTATTACCCTTTCCTGAGCGAATTTCTAGTTTGCTAAAAGAAGGTTGGTAATTTGATAAGTCTAAAGCTACTAATTCAGAGCGTCTCAAACCACAAAAGTAGAGTAAAGCTAACATTGCTCCGTCTCTGCGGCCTGATACTTTTGGGTCATTTTGGCAATGATCAAATAATAAAGTTAGCTCTTGCTCAGTTAAAGCTCTACCTTTAGGTAAAGACTTACCACGAATAGCTTTCAAATCAGAAGCTCGGCGATATTCCTCTGCTGGAATTAAACCTAACCTCCAAGCTTCTTCCAATACACCACGCAAGGCAGCAAGCATTTTATTAGCAGTGTTAACAGCATAGATTTCAGCAAGTCTAGTTCTAATAGCTTGGGTGTGCTGATAGCGCAAAGCTGACCAATCAAAGCTCCATAAATCTACTTTGCCTTGAGTGGAAAGCTCCGCTATTTTGGATAAGGCTCCCAACATTGTTCTACGAGAACCTTTTGCTAATCTTGATAAGTAAACAGCTACTGGATGATCGGATAAATTAGCTTTAGATACAAGGGATGGTACTGTTATTCCAACTGTTGATACTGGTATTAGTGTTTCCATACGCATTTGTTTCCAATGGTTGGGCTTCTGACAATCTTTGTTCTGCAATAGAGTAATATTCCTTGCTTTGCTCAATTCCTACAAATTTGTAGCCCTGTTTGATGGCAGCAACACCAGTTGTTCCAGAGCCTAAAAATGGATCTAAGATAGTGCCATTAGGTTCAGTGATTTTGACTAAATGCTCCATTAATTCAGTAGGTTTACCAGTAAGATGAAATTTATCGTCTTGTCTAACAGGAACGGTGTAAGCTCCTGGTAATACTTTAACATTACGTTTCATAGGCATATCACCTTTTGAACCCCAAACCAAATACTCGCATTGATTGCGAAATCTCCCTTTCTGGGGCCGAACTGCTTCGGTTTTATTCCACGCCACCAAACCTCGCCAAACAAAACCAGCCGCTTGTATTGCATCAGTAGTAATAGGAAGTTGTCTCCAATCCGTAAATATACAAACTGGGCTTCCCATTTTGGCAATGCGAAAACACTCACTTAACCACAAAGCACACCAATGAAGGAAAGAGCGTTGGTCTTTGTTATCTCCAAAAAAGTCTGGACGAACTATCTTCACTTCTGAGTTTACATACTTTTTAGAAGGCATTGCTGAACGGGTTCCACTAGTTTGCCCTCCTGATGAATAGGGCGGATCACTTATTATTGCATCCACACTTTCATCTTTTAATGTTGGTAATATTTTTAGACAATCACCTTTGTATATTTGATAGTTTTTTCTGTTCATTTATTTTATTAAAACCTCTATTTATAAAGTTTATACAGTTTGAGCTAGTCTAACTTTGGCAATAGCTAGATATTCTGGCATTCTTTCTATTCCTATGTAGTTTCTATTTAACTTGATGGCAGAAACCCCAACCGAAGCACTGCCAGCAAAAGGGTCTAAAATTACTCCATTAGGAGGGCAAATGTACTTGACCCACCATTGGCAAAGGCGGTCAGGAGTTGCAGCAGGATGTCCATATGCTCCTCCACTACTCTTACTATCAGACGTTGGACATGGTATTAAATTGAATGGAGTAACCCCTCCTCTTTCTTTAGCCAACAAACCAATAGTGGCTCTATTTACACTTATTCCAGATGGGCTAACTTGTCTAAATGCCCGTCTAGAACGTCTTTCAGCATCATTACTCTCAGATTCAGTCCAAAGAATTTCATCTTGGTTACGGTAACAATCAGGAGAACCTACCCAAACGCAAGCTTTGACACTGCCACGAAGTAAACCTACTTTGCGATGTGAATGAGTCAATGGAGGAGTAGTAAAGTTCCACCACCATACATCTTGCACCATATTCCAGTCTTTACTCACCCACGCCATAAACTCCCATAACCAAGACCTCATCTTGCCAACATGCTCGCTATTTGGTTGTAAGATAAAAATAGCAGAGCCTTTTGGTTTGAGGATGCGACGAGCTTGCATAACTATTTGTTGCATCATTTCTTGCCACTCAGACTCTGTCCATTTGCCATAGGGACGAGATATTCCTGGGTAAGGTGGATCAGTGATAATTGCGTCTATGCTTTGGTCTGGTAAAGTTGGCAAGATTTCTAAACAATCACCTTGATGAAGTTGGTAATTGGGCATTTGCTTTTCCTTCTAACAATTTTCTTTTTAGTGCTGCGATTTCATCTTCAAGCTTATGGTTAAGCAAGATGCTATGCAGGAGTTTAGTTTTGACCGAGTCTAGCTCGGCCAAAACTAGTTTGATTTTCTGTTTGAGCAGACGGTTTTCTTGCTCTAAACTCATCTATTATCTTAGGTAAATTTCACTTATGAGAATGAACCTTCTCACAAGTAAAAATTAAAGTAGACTATTAAAATCATCTCTATTACCTCTTACACTTGCTTCGTTAGGAGATAGCGTTCCACCTAGCAATATTCCAAAACCGTTAGTAGTACCACCTCCAGGAACTATGGCAACTCCACTGGTTATTAACTCCTGATAAATCTCTTTGGGAATAATGCCTTGATGACCTTTTTTAGTAGTAACCAAAAAGTCTCCAACATTACCTACATAAGTAGATTCATTGTTTAAGCTGTTTCCTAAATGCACTTTTTTCTTTAATTCAATAGCTGAAGTAATCATATGTTTTCCTTTTATTAAGATGTGGATAATGGATTTCTCTCTAAAAATAACTGGAAAGTATAACGAGCAACTGCCTCTGGAACTGGCCTTCTACCACGTTCAAAGTCAGATTGAGATTGCTGTCCATAGTTGCCAATCTTTTTTCCAAACTCTGTTTGTGTTAAAGCCCTTCCTGACTTGGTTTTTAGAGCATTGCGAAACTCTTTTAATTGTTGACCAGTCATATAGCGGTCAGAATGTGCCAAAATTAAAGCTTTGACAGCAGCTTCAGCTTGGCTAGTTCCTGATGCTATTGCTGCACCTTTGTGAGCTTTAAGTTGCAATGCTACTACTGGTTGGTTGTTTATCTTGGCTTCACGTATTTGGTAACATTTTTTAAGCTCTATCTTGAGAACCCTCCAACCTCCCTTATCTCCAAGAGATGGCGAGTAATCTGGTAAATCTATTAATCTTTTTATTTGCTCTTGACCTAAAACCACTTGAAAAAATAGTTTGTCTAGTTCAGCTAAACACATTTGATCTAATTCTTCTGTTTGGTCTTTGTTACTTTCCATAGTACTCATAGAGTTTCAAAATTAATTGCTGGGCAAAATTATATTCAGCTATTTTTATTTGTTTAGAAAATTCAACATTTTGCCTGTTTTTTTGTTTGTGGTTGTTTTTGCCTGTATTGTTTTGGTTGTTTTTATCATCTTTTTACTACCAATGGTTCTTGCCTGTTTTTTATTTGAAAGAAAGTTTTACGCCTGTTTGCCAAAATAAAAATTCCATTCTATGCTCCACCCGAATTTAATATTTAGTTTATGGAGTGATAGTAATGTCAGCTAATCTAGTACCTACTTAAGCAAAACACACTTACACAATTAATGCTTTATTACCAATAGCTTATTGGTGATTAACTATTTTGCACTCCCATAGAAGTTTTTACTACTTCGAGGTTGGTTGAGGGCCAAGAGCCGAGGTGTGTCTAAATGGCAAGAAATCGTTCACGTAAGGAAAGAGAAAAAGCTAATCCAGATAGAGAATACCAATCCAGAACAATTTCGCCAACAGGAGCATTAATTCAAAAGATTATTTATTTGCCTCCTGCCAACGAATGGAGAAAGCCTGTTGAAGTTAGCCAAGCTGCCATGAGTGACCACATTTGCCGCTTTGTTTTAGTCGCTTCTACTAACCACAAAAAGAAAAAGAAAAGCTTTGTCCATCGCCAACTTCCTAAATCTTATTTAGATAAAGCCTGTAATAACTAGGAGTTAAGTTAATGAGTAATTTTATCCGTAATGTAAAAAGAAGTATTTTTCTACCTCCTAACCGCAAGCAAAGAAAAGCTCTACACAAGTTCAGTGAGCTAGTGAAGGTTTTAGAACAAGCCGCTAGTTTGCTCCAAGACAAAGCCAGTGTGCGTAATTCACCTTAATCGACACTGGTTGGAGGTGTGATTGGCTGAATTATATCCATCACACCTCCACATAATCTGCCTTAATCCTCAGAAAGCCTCGTGAAACTTCATTTAATCCTCCCTTACCCTATAACTTAAACAAGGTGAGTCATTTGGCTCACCTTTATTTTTATAAAATGAGGTAAAAAAGTTGACAAGGTTGACAGCTAAAAAAAGAAGGCAATTTATAAAAAGCTTACGTAATAGTGGGAATATAACAAATGCAGCAAGAGCAATAGGAATATCTCGCCAAACTGCTTATAACTTCCGTAAGGAAAATCCTAGGTTTGCTGCTGCCTGGAATAATGCAATCCAAGAACATCTTGATCAAGTGGAAGAAGAGTTAAGAAGGAGAGCTTGTGATGGTGTTGATGAGGAAGTTTATTATCAAGGTACAGTTTGTGGTGCTGTAAAAAAGTACAGCGATACTTTACTTATGTTTTACCTTAAAGCACGTAGACCTGAAGTATTTTCAGAGAAAGTAAGGCAAGAAATAACAGGCAAAGATGGAGCAGCAATTGAAATCTCTTCCCTCTCCACAGAACAAAAACTTGCCAGAATTGCTGAGTTACTTGAACTTGCTAGAGCAAGACGAGATCTCGCTCTTAGCTCAGGAACTTCCTCCACAACCTCCTAGTTTACAAGATTTTATTCGTGGAGCTTGGGATGTATTAGAGCCAGGAAGAAGACTAAGTTGGAATTGGTCTATCGATGCTGTATGCGAACACTTAGTAGCTGTAAAACAAAGACAAATAACCAGGTTAGTAATAAACATCCCTCCAAGGCATATGAAAAGCTTGGTGGCTTCGGTCTGTTTTCCAGCCTGGATGTGGATAGACCAGCCTGAGCATAGATTTTTATGCTTAAGCCACGAGTTTAACTTAGCCTTAGAATTATCAGTCAAAGGTAGAAGGCTTATACAAAGTGAGTGGTATCAAGAAAACTGGTCAAGAAGCTTTTCTCTAACAGGAGACCAAAATGTAAAAAGCAAGTTTGATAACACTCGTCAAGGTACTAGGCAAGCTGTTTCTATTGATGGAGGAGTAACAGGCAAAGGTGCTGACACCATCATCATAGACGACCCTCACGATGTTAAAGACGCTAATTCCACAGCAGAACTACAGTCAGCAATTGATGCTTATGGTGCTATTCCTAGTCGTCTTAATGATTCTCAAACGGGTGCTATAGTATTGATAATGCAAAGGGTTCACGAGCGTGACCTTTGCGCTGAAGTCTTAAAAGAAGGTGGTTGGGAACATCTTTGCATTCGTAGCGAGTATGAGCCTGAAACTAGAAAAACATCAATTGGTTGGTCTGATCCTCGTACACAAGCTGGTGAATTATTATGGCCAGAACGCTTCCCTGCTGAATTTATAGAGCGAGAAAAACGCCGTGACCCTTACGGATATGCTGCACAATACCAGCAAAGACCGTCTCCAAAAGGTGGCGGGCTATTCAAACGAAGCTACTTTGAGATAGTAGAATCCAGGCCAGCTAATTTAATCAAAGTAAGGTTTTGGGATTTAGCTTGCACTAGCCCTAAACCTGGCTCTGACCCTGATTACACGGTTGGTTTGCTACTAGGTAAAGATAAACGTACTGGTATCTACTATATACTAGATGTAGTAAGAAAACGTGGTGAACCTGCTGAAATCGAGGCAGTAATTAAAAATACAGCAAGCCAAGATGGTTATGGTGTAGCAGTTCGCATTGAACAAGAAAAAGGTTCTGGTGGAAAGTATACAGTAGACCATTATGCTCGCTCAGTCTTAAGTGGCTATAACGTCAAAGGGATAGCACCTTGGGCAGACAAAGTTAGCCGTGCTGAACCTGTTAGCGCACAAGCTGCTGTTGGCAATATCAAAATATTGCGTGGCGACTGGAATGAAGAACTACTTAAAGAACTAGAAAGCTTCCCTTTTTCCAGCCACAAAGACCAAACAGATGCTTTATCAGGCGGATTTAACGCACTTAATGAACCAGATAGTTATGAGATGGCTGCTGAAAACTGCTCTTTATTCAAATTAGTTGGTAACAAAGCCTATGTAATTAGAGGCACTCATCTCGGTACTTCTATTGCTCTAGACAAGATGAGAGACTTTGGATTCTTGTCTATAAGTACTCAAGCCACCAATTCAGCAATAGCTAGAGTATGGATTGAACAAAGCGATGACTATCAATCTACTCCTATTAAATATGTAGCAGAAGTATGGAGAAAAGCTGTTCATCCTCGTGAAGCCATTGAAAAGTTCTGGTCCTTGCATAAAAAACGACCTTTTGAAGTTGTAGCCGTTGATGAAAAGGTATTTGAGCTATTCTTATCCGACTTTGAATCTGTAGAAATTGAAAACATCAAAGAAGAAAACCCATTGCCGCTGATGCCTATACAGCTACCTAATGATAAGCAAAGTTACTACATAGCCGCGTTAGCCTCTCCAATAGCTACCCATAAAGTTGTATTTGCTGACTATTTACAAGGTAATGGAGCAATCTGGTCACAAATCATTAACCTTCAATCTCTAGAAGATGATGCCAGAGATGCTATTGCTGGAACTCTTAAGCTCATAGAAATAAGCTACTAATGCCAATAGAATTAGCTGAAATACCAAAAGTTAACCTCATCAAAGCGCGTTTAGAGCGTGCTTGGAAGATAATGACCCGATGGAACCCTGATCAGCAAACATCTGAACAGGGATACTTGATGTCTGACCCTGATACTGATGAGGTTAACCGTAAATATAGCGAGCCTTACTCTAGGCGTAGTCTTATCAAAGAATTGCTAGAAATCTATGCAGACAATCCAGTAGTTTTGGCAGCACTAATTAAATTAGCAGAAGATGCTGTTAGCAATGGCTACACCATCAGCATAAGGAATGCTGTCACTGATGAAATAGGCTATAAAGCTGAACGTAACTTTCAAAGACTCAAAGAACAATGTCGTTTGGAAGAGTACGCATCGTCATTTGCCTTTTCTGCTGTTGGTTTTGGAGATTCCTATTTACAGCCTGTTGTTGATTATACAGGCCAAATTGTTGCTGTGCGTGATATGCCAACAGAGGCAATGATTCGTAACACTGATGCAAGAGACCAGTTTATCGATCCTCAAAAAGCCTTTATTTTCCGTACTTCAGACACAGATAGAGAAGCAGATTATTTTTATCAGTCACAAATAATGCATTGGAGATGGAGACATCGTCCAGGTCAACGCTATGGTAATGCTCTACTCTTCCCTGCTAGAAGCTTATCTAAAGATTCCATTGCTGCTTTAAGGAGTTTATTACCAAGAAGACTAGCCAATCAACCATTCCGTCACTTCAACATTTTAGGGCCAACAGGCAAAGGCATTGCTGCCAGTTTATTCCAAAGCATCAAGAAAAACTTGTCGCGTTTGCTCCACATTCAAAGAGGCGGGCAACTAAGCCCATTCGATGATGTTTTCACTAATAACATAGAGGTAGCAGTAAAAGGTGGCGACCCACAACAAGGCGAGCTTAAAGACATAGAGTTCATGCTTGATGCTGTGCTTGTACTGACAGGAATATCACGCCAATTGTTAGGGTGGAATGTAACAGGAAACCGCTTTACTCTTGATGAAACTAGAAAAGAAGCCTATGCACATCAAAGAAAAATAGCTCGTGGCCTAGTCACTAACCATTATAGACCCTTGCATGACCTTTCTTTAGCACTAGAGGATATTTCTTCTAACCAGGTAAGTTATGAGATTATTTTTGATGATCAAATGACTGAATCTGAAATGGAACGTAGAGTTCAACAGTCTCGTGAGGATTTCAAACTTGGTCTATTAACTTTAGTAGAAGCTCGTCAAATTCGCGGTTCTTATTACTTAGTCAGTAATCTTGATGAAGGTACTCGTGAGCTTGAACAAATAAACACTCAACAGCCAAATAATCCCATTGCTCCAACTCCGTAACCTCAAGAATAAGCAATGCCCAACCAAATAACAAAACTATCAGCAAGCACTAATAAACAATGTGCAGCAATAGCAAATGCTTTATGTAAGGCAAACAAATCTGACAAAGTAGTCTTAGATAGTGTTTACAGCGACATAATCCTAACAGAAGCTGACTTTATTAACTTAAATGAAACAGCTTACACAGCCCAATCAATGGAGCAAACTATTGATTTAGCTCAAGAGTATATCTCGCTAGGGTTAATGATTGGTTATGATGGACATCCCAAACCTGTTTATGACGAGCAAGAAAATGTGGTTGGCTTCGATTACAGCGAGCTAGAACCAGCATTTGTGTTTCGCAAACTTTGGTATGACTCAGAAACTAAACAAGGTAAAGCTACTATTGAGTACTTCCCTACTAATTCTGGAAAGAAATTAGCAGCACTAGCACAAAAACAAGACCTTTATTTCTCACTAAGAGCAATTTTAGACGGATGCATTGAATACGAAGATTACAGAGTATGCAAACTAGGCCGCGTTGATGGTGGTGATAGAGTAAAAAATCCAGCCGTCCCACATGCTAAAACACTCAAAACATACACAGTTGATAGCACAAATATAAACACAACAACATCAATAAAGTGCCATCCAAATTGCAGCAAAAGCTGCTGTGCTAATAAGAAAATAATCCTTTTATTAAAACAACCAGTATTAAATAACCTTAATAATATCAATAACCTATCGATAGGAGATAACACAAATATGATGTCATTAGAACAAATATTAGGAATGGCTAAAGGTGGATATTTAGACGCTGAAGCCATTGCTTCCTTTGAGATCCATCTTGATTGGCTTAACAAGATGCTTCAACAATTGCAAACTTCTCCTCCTTCAAGTGCTAATAAACCTCCTAATCCAACCACTCCAGCGGCTACTTCCGATACTACTAATAACACTAACAACGAAGATCCCAGCAATGTTACTGATGCTAATAATGATGACAAAGACAAGAAAGATAAAGCTGATGGCAAAAATAGCGATACAGAAGACCCTGATGAAGAAGCTACTATGGATAGCAAAAAGCTAGCAGAAGCTTTAGACATGGTTGGTAAAATCAAAACTGCTATAGATGCTAATAAAACTGCTGCGGCTCCAGCTAAAATAACAACCAAAACAGGAACAACCCCAACAGTAGCTAAAAGCCCATCTTCACCAGTAGTTGACCAAAACACATCTCAGCTTAATACAATGTTGAATAAAACCCTTTCAGCAATAGACTCTTTAACTAAAGAAGTAACACAACTAAAGAAAAACCAAGCGGCTCGTGATGAACAAGAAACTAAAGCTAAACAAGCCACACAAGCTCGACAGGCTGTTTCAGATTCTGTAAAAGAAATAGAGAAAGCTGGACAAATCGAAGGCAGACGACTGGTTAACTATCCAGAAACTACCTTACAAACCATATTAGAAAAAGCTCGCACCAAAGCTAGTGTTGATGAGGCAAAAGGCTCTATTATTAATGATTTAACCGTTTTAGATAGCGCAAGAACCGCATCTCTCAAAAGTGGAATAGTACCAGGATTATTTGGCAATACAGTAAGAGCAGAAGTTGCTCAAGACGAGGCTGATCGTAGTTGGAAACCTGCTGCCGATGCTTTAGATAAAGCTATGGATAGGCTCAAACAGAGCAAAGAACGGGATTTGCTCAAACGCTCTACTTATGCAACTGATTCTCAAAAAGGATTTGCAGAAGAGGTAGTTGGTTATATTGAGAAAACTCCTGCTTTTAGACGTAAACTGTTGAAAGCAACAGGAGCAGCCTTAGACGAAGCATTATTGATAGATGGTGGTGACTTACGTAATCAAGAAGGAGTAATTGCTAGAGCTATTTTGCGTGAGTTTATCCTATTTACAGAAGCATTGCAGTTTGCAGAAGTATATGGGCCTGACGTTGCTAAACAAATGGGGCGTATGTTCAAAGTACCATTAGAAGGATATGAGCCACCTCGCCCTGGAACTACTCGTCGTTACTATGAAGTTCGTGCTAATGAGAGCGTTGGAGAAGCAAAGACCACGCTACGCTATCAAAAAATATTTACTTTTATGCGTGCAATAGGATTTCGTTTACCACAAGAACTAGAATGGCAATTGGAAAATGGAGTTGTATCGTACGATTCATTAGCTGGATTAATCCTTCATACAAGTAGAGATATGGCTAATCAAACATCTAGAATGATTTACGACCAATTCCAATATGCTGCTGATGAACAGGGCGCGATTAAAGCACCCCAAGAACAGGTAGCAGTAGAGCAATGGTTCTGGTCTAACAATGGTAATGTGGTAGTTAAACTAGACGGAAAGATTGGAGATATAAGGCTAGGAGCTAATGTTTATGGAGCATGTAAGCTAAAAACTGGCTATGCTGGAGGAGCTGCTTATGCTGGAGCTAACGCAAAACACCCAAGAATAGTGGTTGTTCCTCATCCTGATTTATCCATAGATGACGATAACATGGAAGACTACAAAACTCTTTATCCTACTAGAATAGTAAAGGTTGGAAACAAAGAACAAATAGAAGGAGACTTTGACCAGTTCCTTAATATTGTTCCTAAAGTACCAGGACAAAAACCAACATTTGCTGTTCATAATGAAGGATTTATTGGCTTTACCCAAGATAGCGGTTTTGCTCAAGACACCCGTCCAACCATTGATGAATACTGGTACAACGATGGAAGCAACTATGATGAGTTTGATTTAGGAGGCAATCCTAATGAACCAATAGAAGAAACCTATGCAGGGTTAATACGTCTAGCAATGCAAATATCAGCAGATATGGTAAGCGAGCCTAACCTTGTAGAAGCAGACACTTGGATGATGCACTCTCAAATTGCTCGTGGTGCTTTTGCTATAGCTGATTTGTTTGAACAGCAAAAATCTCCTGCTGGAGTAGAGTTTCTTCCTGATTATGGCAAAGGTGTAAAAATAGGAAACATCCCTGGCCCAATTGCTGCTGTTCAAGTTAATGGTGGCTTGTATTCAGGAGCGCGTCGATCATTTATTTACAAAGCAAGCCCAGTAAAATATGGCTTAGGATTACCAATGCAGATGTTTGGCCCTTATGTTGGTCAATTTGCTCCTAATGGTGGTGGCAACACGACTATTCAACCTCATGATGTTCGATATATGCGTATTCTTGATTGTGCCAGACGTGTTTATGTAAAGAAAGTTGATGGTAGTTTTGCTAATCATCCAATTAAACAAATCCGTTTTGTTGGCAAGTTGCGTTCTGTTCGTGCCGCTAGCTAA